CATTGACCTTGACAGCAACGCAGGAAAGTGGGAGCAAATGCATCTTGCAATGAATGTCTTGTATAGACCAATTCTAAATAGTAAGGCAGGTAAATACAATATTGAAGAGTACAATACACAAGGATCTGAGGTGTTAAAAGATATGCCTTTGGATGCAGCAATTGGAAGCCTTTTTTTTTTCTATCGTTTAGGGACAGCGTTATCACAGGATACGATACTCTCTTCTCTAACAACGGAGGAGATGCAGGACATTCAAGAGCAGCTAATTTCGGGGCAAAGTGGGGTTGGTATCAATCAATTTACGGACTCGCTAATGGACATATTGAACAATTTGAAAATATCACTAAATTAAACGTGCATCAATGTTTGACTATGCTTTCTTTTATGAAAGAAAAAGCAGAGTTAGAAGCACAACAAATAAAAAATAAGTTTTAAATGCAAGGATTTTACCAGGTAACACAGACAATAAAAGATCAACTGTTAGCAGATGCAAATGTGAACACAGTTACAACAGGAGATATAGCAAGAATAGATTTGTCAACGGAAACAATCTTTCCTTTATCACACCTAATTGTAAATAATGTAAGTAACGAAGATACTGTTCTTAGGTTCTCAATGTCTGTGTTATCAATGGATATTGTTGATATGTCAAAGGAAGAAACAGTAGATTTATTTATAGGAAACAACAACGAGCAAGATATTTTAAACACACAGTTAGCTGTACTTAATAAGTTAGTTCAAGTGCTAAGGGGCGGGGATCTTTATACAAGCAAATACCAATTAGACGGTACACCAAATCTTGAGCCTTTTTATGATCGGTTTGATAACGAGGTTGCAGGATGGGCGTTAACTTTTGATGTGCTTGTTGCAAATGATATTTCAATATGTTAAAAAACGTACAAGAGGAACTAAACAGATTCGCAAAATATGTAGTTAGTAAGTCTAAAGAAAACCTAATAAGACAAAAAAAAGCAAGTGGAGATTTATACAAAAGTATAGACAGTAAAATAAATGTTTCAAAGAATAGTTTTCAATTAGATTTTACAATGGAAGACTATGGAATATTTCAAGACGCAGGTGTTAAAGGTAGAGATCCTTCTAAAGTTTCTCCTAATGCAAAAATCAAAGGACAGCAAGCACCAAATAGCAAGTATAGATTTGGGAGTGGTAAAGTCGGTAGGTACAAAGACTTTGTTTTAAGTATTGAGAAATGGGCAAAGAAAAGAAACGTAAGATTAAGGGAGTATAAAATAGTTGATGGTAAAAAAGTTTCAACAGGAAGATTTGCAAAAGGAAGTTATAAAACAATATCACATATTATAGCAGGAAACATTTATAATAGAGGTATAAAACCAAGTTTGTTCTTTACAGAGCCATTTAGAAAAGCGTTTGATAATCTAGATAAAGATATAGTTAAGGCATATGCATTGGATGTAGAGTCATTAATAAACACAACAGTAAAAGATAATTTTAAAACAAAATAATGTCAGCTCAAGATACAACAGTAAACACAAGGAGTCCTTTTTACGTGCGAATTAATGCAGAATCAACTTCTTACGCAATTTTAGAAATATCAGTCTGGACTGGCCCAAGGTCTCCATTTTCAACTGATATAAAGTACAGTTTAAGAAAGCCAAAACAAGGCTCAACTGATATGATTATTTTTGAGATTTCTGAACTTTTAAGAGATTACATAGATGTTACATTTAAAGGAGACTATTTAAGTCAGGCTATTTGGTTCAGGGCAAGAGCAAAGGCATATGATTCTTCAAACAATTTACTGTCTACTGTTTCAGTTGTTGAATTAGCTTTGGATTCTTATTCTTATTTTCAAGAGCCTAACTTTGATATTGAAGAGACAAATATAATGATTAGCAATAGAGAGATATTTGTTTTAGCAGATAACGCATTTAAGATACCTATTTACGCAGTTGATGCAAGCGAAATTTATTTCTTTAAAAACAATGAGGTCGTAGCAAGTAGATCTATATCTCTTTCAGACAACACAACCTCAGTAATAAAATATGTTTCTTCAAACCCAACAAATGCAGCGTTTATAAATCAAAGAGATACATATGCAGAAAGAGTTGTTAACGATGGAGGCGCATTATCAAAAGGTATTTTCGAAAATAGTAATTGTTTAAAATCCTTTTTAGACTCAGTTGAGATAGGGGAGGTTGACAAGATTCAAATAAACGTACAAGGAAAAGACCCTGTCTTTATAAAGATTACAACTATTGAGGAGTGTAAACAAGACCCTAAGAAAATAACCTTTGTAAATAAGTTTGGGGTGTTACAAGATGTTTATTTCTTTAAGAAATCAGTTGAAAAAATTTCTGTAAAAAGAGAAAATTACAAGTCAAGTATTTTAGGTAATATTTTAAGTCCAGTAGATTATGACACTACAAAACACGCAAACAGGGATTATAATATAGTTGGAAACGAATCAATGACACTTAGTAGCGGGTACTTGAGCGAGGAGTATAATGAAGTTTTTAAGCAAATGATGCTATCGGAAAAATGTTGGATAACAACTGTTAAAAATGGAATTGCAGAAATACTACCTATAAATGTTAAAACAGGGGACGTAACTTACAAGACCTCTTTAAATAATAAGTTAGTTGATTACACTTTTGAGTTTGATTATTCTTTTAACGTTATAAATAACATTAGGTAAATGCAGAAAATTCAATTATACATCCAAGATCAAAGAGTTGAACTTTTTTCAGATGAAGGTGTTGTTGTAACGGACACTATAAAAAATGCAAAAGAACCTGCTAAACTGTTTACAGAGTTCTCTAAAACATTTTCATTGCCTGCCTCAAAAACAAACAACAAGATATTTAAACACTTCTACAATGGTGCTATTGTAAATGGATTTGATGCAAGAGTAAGAACAGCAGCAAGAATAGAATTAAATAGTTTACCTTATAAATACGGTTTTATAAAATTAGAGGGCGTTGATCTTTTAGAGGGCGTTGCTCACACTTATAAAATTACATTTTTTGGGAACACAGTATCTTTAAAAAACACTTTAGGAGATGACTCATTGTCGGATCTTGATTGGTTAAATAATTTTAATACAAATCAAGCGGGTAATAATATCATTTACAACCCTTCTTTTATAGAATCTTATTTAACAATACAATTAAATAAAACAGTCAATGGAATTAATTATTTAAAACCTATTCAAGTTCCTTTAATTACACATACGCAAAGGTTGTTTTATAATAGTGCAGAAGATATAGACGATAACGGTAACTTACACTACACAGCAGGAGGAGACAAGGGTGTTAGATGGGACAACTTAAAGTATGCGATCAGATTGCCTTTAATCATAAAAGCAATAGAAGAAAAATACAGCATTACTTTTAGTACAGACTTTTTTAATGAATCAAATACAGCTTGGTCAGATTTGTTTTTGTGGCTTCATAGAGTTAAAGGAGTTCCTACAAATGGTGGTCAAATAAGTTCCTCTACTTCTCCCGTTATTGGATGGGCGGATGAAAGCGATGAGGCAGTTAGCGGGGCATCTATCAGCTCAAACACTTTATTTATAGAGGACAGTTTAAACAAAAATGCTACAATAGTTTTTACACCAGAAGGAGCAGATGCAGGGGTGTTGTATGATTTTACAATATTTAAAAACGGAACAGGAATAATAACAAGCGGAGATGTTTCTGGAACACAAACAGCAACAGTTCCAACAAGCGGAAACTTTTTTGATTCGTACAGGGTAGAGATGACTTCTTCGGCTGAGGTTGTATTTACTTCTGTTATATGGTCTGTTCAATATAGCACAGGTTCTAAAAATTTTACAAACACTAATTTTACAAAAAAGGATGAATTTGCTTTAGTTATTAGACAGCAGATACCAAAGATGAAGGTTATTGATTTTTTAACCGCTGTATTTAAAGCGTTTAATTTAGTTGCATATGTTGAAAATTCTATTATTGTCGTAAAAACTTTAGATGCTTTTTACGCTTCTGGAACCTCTTTTGATATAGGTAAATTTTTAGACGTATCAAAAAGTCAATCAAATGTTGCCTTGCCTTACAGCGAAGTTAAATACACGTACAACGGACTCGGGACAATACTAGCACTTGCACACGAACAAATAGAGAATCAAGTTTGGGGAGAATTAGAATACACAGGCGATAGTCCTCTTAATTTTTCAGGGGGAACTTACAACTACTCAATACAGTTTGAGCATATGAAGTTTGAAAGACTAAGAAATGTTAACTCTCCAACACCTCCGACAGATATACAATGGGGTTTTTGTGTTGATGACAATCAAGATCCCTATATTGGAGAACCTTTAATTTTTTATATGGCAAGGAAAACAGCTGATATATCTTTTGTTGATAACATAAATGCAGCAGGAACATTTGTAAATCACAAGAAAATAACAAACTATTTTGCACCCTGCAATTCAAATATGAATATAGAATTAAAAGCAAATCAACCCTCAATTGATTTTAGCACAGGGCCTGACGAGTGGGAAGGGGTAGACAACGATAACTCTTTATTTGAAGTTTATCACAAAAATTTTATGTCATCAATTTTTAATAAATCAAACAGGATTACAAAAGTAACAGCGTACTTGCCTCTTAGGATTTTATTGACATATAAATTAAATGATATATTCGAGATTTCTGGAAATAGTTATAAAATAAATTCAATAACAACAAATTTAGAAAATGGTAAATCTGAATTAGAACTATTAAATGACTTATGATAAAATTAATTTTAGAGTTACTGCAAAATACAAATTGCAAAGATGAGGTTGTACAATTAGCAAGCGGAAAGAATAAGTTTCCAGACAGTTTCAAAGAATTATATAAAAGACAAAAACAAGAAGCACAATGGAAAAAATAATTGTAGAGTTAGAGGCGAAAACGGACAAGGCCCTAAAAGGTATTGATAACATTTCAAAAAGTGTTGAGGATTTAGGTAAAGAAGTTGTTAAGTCAAACAAAAACACGACAAAATCTTTAAGCGGAGTTGAGCAAGCGTCAAAGGGTGTTGCTTTGGGTGTAAAAGCTGTTGGTTCTAGTTTAAAAGCAATTGGAATAGGGTTGGTAATTGCAGCACTAAGCACCCTAAAAGACTTGTTTCAGCAAAACCAAAATGCTGTTGATTTCTTTAGTGTTGCCTTTGAGACTGCTGCTATTGTTGTTGGTAAAGTTGTTACAGCATTTACAAACGTATATGATTCTGTTATACAAAGTGCTGAGGGTTTTAACGCACTTGGTAAAGTTATAAGCGGAATTAATACACTTGTACTAGGAGCTTTTAGATTAACTTTCTTAAATATAAAGTTGGCTATTCAAACAGCACAACTTGCTTGGGAAGAGTCTTTTTTTGGAGACAAAGATCCTGAGACAATAAAGGACTTAAATTTATCTTTAATTGAAACATCATATTTAATAAGAAAAGTTGCTTCTGATTCTTTTGACGCAGGTAAAGATATTGTAAATAATTTTGGAGAAGCTGTTACAGAGACAGCAAGTATTGTTGGAAAGGTTGTTGATGAGGTTAGCAAAATAAGTATTGCAAATGCAATTGAAACAGCAAGAGCAAATACAGAGTTAACAAAGTCAGCAGAAATTGCAGCAGCAACGCAAGGATTAATATTTGAAAAGTTTGACAGACAAGCGGAGAAATTACGACAAGTAAGAGACGAAGAAAGAAATAGTATAGTTGACAGAAAGAAAGCAAATGATGAGCTTTTGGTGACTATTGACAACGCAGAAAAAGCCTTATTATCACAAGCACAAATACAACTGCAAATTGCAAATGCAAATCTTAAAAAAGATGCTGAAAATATAGAGTTTAAAGTTGCTCAAATAGATGCCTTAAGAGAGTTAGCAGGAGTTGAAGCACAGATTGAAGGATTGAGATCAGAGCAAAAGGCAAACGATTTAGCTTTAGACAAAGAATCAATAGAATTAACAAACTCAAAAATAGAAAGTGAATCTGTTTTAAGTATAGAAAGACAGCGCTTTAATGCGGAGTTAATAAGAAACGAACTTGAAAGACTAGAGGCACTAAAAGAAATTGACCAACTAGAAAAGGATCAAGAAACTTTAAGACTAGAGCAGATTGTGTTAAACGCAAATTTAGGAACTCAAGCAAAAATAGATGCACAGATAGCACTTGACGAATTCCAAGAGCAGTCAAGACAATTAAGTTTAAGTAGAGAGGTTGAAATCGACAAAGCAAAAATAAAGTCAAAAGAAAATGTCTTAAACGCACTTATTGGATTATCAGGTGCGGAAAGTGCTCTTGGAAAAGCGGGTATAATAGCAAAACAAGTATTACTAACAAAAGAGTTATTAATTGACCTTGGATTTATAAAAAGCAAAGCAACAAAAACAATTGTTAGTGCAAACTTAGATGCTGCCTCAAGTGGTGCAAGTGTAGCGACAGGATTCTCAAAAACTTTAGCTCTTGGTTTCCCTGCTGCAATTCCTGCTCTTATTGGTTATGCAGGTGCTGCTGTTGGCATTATATCTTCTGTTAAGTCTGCTGTTGGTGGTGCAAAAAGCGTAGCCTCTTCGATTGGTGGTTCTGGTGGTGCGGGGGGTAGTAATATATCTTCTCCAATTGCCCCAAGTATTTCGACCGCTACAAGTACGCCCCCATCTTTTAACGTTGTTGGGTCAAGCGATACAAACCAACTTGCAAGTGCTATTGGTGGTCAATCCCAGAAGCCTATAAAAGCGTTTGTTGTAAGTAGTGATGTGTCAACTTCTCAAGAACTAGATAGAAATATTATTACAGAAGCAGGGATTGGTTAAAATACAAAATATAAAATAAAAAGCATTATACAATTATGAAGATAATCGAATTAATTTTAGACGAGGATGAAGCGATAGGAGTTGAGGCAATTTCTGTCGTTGAAAATCCTGCAATTGAGTCCGACTTTATAGCACTTAAAAACCAAGACATACAACTTGCTGAAATTAGCAAAGAGAAGCGTTTATTGATGGGTGCCTTGCTAATACCAAAGAAGCCAATTTACAGAAGAGATGGAGATGACGAGTATTATGTTTTCTTTTCTTCTGATACTGTTTTAAAGGCATCACAAATGTATTTGCAAAATGGTAATCAATCTAATTCAACATTAGAGCACGACGGCAAATTAAAAGGCTTAACGCTTGTAGAATCTTGGATAGTTGAAGATAAAGAAAAAGACAAAACAGCTCTTTACGGTTTAGATGTTCCCGTTGGTACTTGGATGGGTTCTGTTAAAGTTGACAATGATGAGGTATGGAATAACTATGTAAAGACGGGCAAGGTAAAAGGATTTAGTATTGAGGGTTATTTTGCAGATAAGTTAGAGAGACCAAACGAAAAACAAAAAGAAAGTTTGCGAGAATACCCACACTTTATGTATGACCCAAAAACAGGAAGGGAGGTAAAAGTTTTAACCGAAAAGCAGCACAACGATTTAAAAAAGAAAGGCTTTGTGCATAGAAACCAAGAAAGTTATGACGAAGAAATGTCAATACTAAACGAACTTAAAAAACTATTATCAGAATGAGTAGAGCCGTATACTGTTATTGCAAAAACACCTATTCAATAGAATGCAAGGATAGCCAAATGAAGGGTTGTAAGGCACCCGATTATTGGAAGCAAGGAATTGGAAGTATCCATAAAACAGAAGAAGAATAAAGACCAAAATGCAAAATTAACTTTAAATTTTATTATATGATTATGAATACAAAAGAGACATTAAACAAAGTTAGAACCTTGCTTGGAATACAGGTGAAGTTTGAGCAGATGAAACTCGAAAACGGTGCTATTTTAGAAGCGGAAGTATTTGAAGCAGGAGCAGAGATTTTTGTCGTAGCAGACGAAGAAAGAGTTGCAGTTCCTGTTGGAGAATATGAAACAGAAGATAGTATGGTTATCGTTGTTGCAGAAGAAGGAATTATTGCTGAGGTAAAAGCAGTTGAAAGCGAAGAGGCACCCGCAGAGGTTGTTGAAGAAGTTGTTGAAGAGGAATTAGCGACAGAAGTAGCAACACCAAAGAAGGTTGTTAAATCAATAAGCGAAGAAACTTTTTTCTCAGAAATAAAAAGATTAGAAGACATTATTAACTCTTTAAAAGAGCCAAAAGTAGAACTTTCAAAAGAAGTTCAAAAGGTTGAGTTATCTGTAGAATCAGAAGTTGAGGGTATTACACACACGCCAGAAGCTGCATCCGCAAAGAAAGAATTACACCTATACGCACAAAAAGGAAAAAACACAATTTTAAACAAGATTTACTCACAAATAAATAAATAAAAAATGGCTACTACAACAAGTATTACAACAAGTTATACAGGAGAGTTTGCAGGAAAATATGTTTCCGCAGCTTTATTGTCTGGAAACACTTTAGCAAATGGATTAATTGAAATCAAACCAAACGTTAAATTTAAAGAAGTTTTAAAAAGATTAGAGTTAAACGGAATTACAGCGAATTCAACTTGTGATTTTACAGACACTTCAACAGTTACATTAACAGAAAGAATTTTAGAGCCAAAGAGTTTACAAGTAAACCTAGAGCTTTGTTTGACTCCTTTCCGTTCTGACTGGGAGGCTGTATCAATGGGATTTTCAGCGTTTGACAATTTACCAAAGAATTTTTCTGATTACTTTATTGCACACGTATCTGCAAAGGTAGCAGAGAAAACAGAACAAGATATTTGGACTGGTGTTGCGGGTGCAGGAACGTTTGCGGGATTTATTACATTACTTGCTGCGGATGCTGCTTTGCCTGCTGCTCAAGAGATTGCCGCTGTTGCGGGAGGTGTTACTGCTGCAAACGTAATTGACGAATTAGGAAAGGTTGTTGACCAGATTCCTTCATCTTTATACGGTAAAGAAGATTTATACATTTATGCATCACAAAACATCTTTAGAGCATACAAACGTGCTCTTGGTGGATTTGCTGCAAATGGTGTTGGATCAAATGGTGTTAACGCACAAGGAAATAACCAAGATATTGACATCCAATTCTTTGATGGTGTTAAGATTGTTGCTTGTAATGGAATGACAGATAACAAAATGGTAGCGGCTGAGAAGTCTAACCTATACTTTGGAACAGGATTGATTGCAGATCATAACGAAGTTAAGGTTATCGATATGTCAGATATTGACGGATCACAGAATGTAAGATTTATAATGAGATATACGGCGGGTGTTCAGTATTCGGCTGTTGAGGATATTGTACTTTATAATTAATTAATAATTTTAAATTAGGGTAGGTGGTTGATCTACTTACCCTTTTTTTATAACTAAAAAATATACACAAATGGCTTGTTTATTAACATCGGGAAGAGCACTACCTTGTAAAAATAGTGTTGGAGGCTTAAAGGCGGTTTACTTTGCTGACTTTGGAACTTTAGGAGAGGTTACGGTTGCTTCGGGAGAAATAACAGCAGTTGCGGGAACACCTGACTTTTTTAAATTTGATATTAAAGGTAATTCTTCTTTAGAAACTACCATTAACAGCTCAAGAGAAAACGGAACAACTTTCTACACGCAAACTTTAAATTTAACTTTAACAGTTTTGGATAAGGCTTCACAAGAAGAGGTTAAACTATTAGCATCTTCAAGACCTCACGTAGCAGTTGAAGACTATAACGGTAACTTCTTTTTACTTGGATTAGAAAATGGTGCAGAGGTAACAGGTGGCACAATTGTCTCTGGCGCTGCAATGGGAGATTTGTCTGGATTTACATTGACTTTAGAGGCTCAAGAGAAGAACCCTGCTAACTTTACAGTTTCAACTATAATTACTGCAAATCAATCTGCATCTCAAATAGATCCAAACGCATAATTTTTTTATTAATTGGTTTTAAAAGGGTGTTATTAATTTAGCACCCTTTTTTATTTATCTTAATTTTTAAAGATATGTTTTCTTCTTTTAATTTATCAACATATTCTATAATTAAACTACCCAAACTTTCAGGATAATTATTTTTCATAAAATTATACATATAATCTCCATCCATATTATTTGTTTTTTACAAATATACATTAAATATATTTAATACATTAATAAAATTAAAATACCGTTAAAATTATATTATATAAAGGATGAAGCACTTAATACCAACAGCACTTGCACAAACTATAAAGATCATACCAAGAGTGTATGCATTGTCTGTTACGTTAAAGTTAAGAGATGACAGTACAAATACAACTGTAACGATTCTACCAACCGCAGCAAAAGTTGGAAACTACATAGAATTAACAAACGTTTACGATTTAAAAGAAGGGCGTTTTTACGATTTAAAAATATACAACGGACAAGGTGCGGTAACAGAATCAGATATTATCTACAGAGATAAGATTTTCTGCACAGTACAATCAACAAACCAGCTAAACAACGAGCATTACACAGTAAATAAAGATGCTTACAAGTCAAAGAGTGGTAATAACGATTTTATTATAATATAATGAATAAGAAAATAAACCAACACAAGAAGCCAATACAAGAAAAATCACAGAACAAATCCACAGTTAGTTTTGTAAATTTAAGCACGTACACTTCTCCTGAAATTGTAGAGTCAAAGAACAAGGATTATGTTGAATTTGGAGCAGATAACAATTACTTTAAGTTCTTAATTGATAGATACAACGGAAGCCCAACAAATAACGCTGTTATTAATGCCTTATCTCAAATGATTTATGGCAGAGGTTTAGATGCAACAGACAGTTCAAGAAAACCAGAGTCTTACGCAAGAATGATCTCTTTATTCAAAAAAGATGTTGTTAGACGTTTAGCATACGATTTAAAATTAACAGGACAATGTGCGATACAAATAATATACGCAGCAGATAAAAAGACTATTCAAAAGGTAGATCACTTACCAATTGAAACCTTAAGGGCAGAAAAGTGCGATAAAGATGACAAAGAGGTACAAGCATACTACTACCATCCAGATTGGGCAAATATAAAGCCAAGTGAAGAAGCAAAAAGAATACTATCTTTTGGATTAAAAGAAACACCTGCACCAATTGAGATATTATACGTAAAACCCTATAAACCAGGTATGTACTACTATTCCACACCTGATTATCAAGGTGGTTTGCAATATTGCGAACTTGAGGAAGAAATAAGCAACTACCATTTAAACAACATAATGAATGGCTTAGCACCAAGTATGCTAATAAACTTTAATAATGGCGTTCCAAATGAGCAGGACCAAAAGTTAATGGAAAGCAAAATACATTCTAAATATGGTGGTTCTTCTAATTCAGGTAAATTTATATTAGCATTTAACGACAATAAAGAGTCTGCTGCGGATATTACACCAGTTCAGTTATCAGATGCACATAACCAATACCAGTTTCTTTCTGACGAATCACAGAAAAAAATTATGGTTGCTCACAGAGTTGTATCTCCAAGGCTTTTAGGCGTTAATGACGCGGGAGGATTTGGAAACAATGCAGACGAGTTAAAGACAGCATCTATATTAATGCATAATACTGTTGTTATACCTTTTCAGGAACTTTTAATTGATGCTTTTGACAAAATACTAGCTTATAATGGTATTGCTTTAAACCTATACTTTAAGACCTTGCAGCCTTTACAATTTTTAGATTTAGACAACGTAAAAGATGAAGAAACAAGAGAAGAAGAGACAGGTGTAAAACTAAGCAAAGAAAACGAGGATTTCAATGACGAAGAGATGTTAGACTCTCTTGGTGGCGATGTTGTTGGGGATGAATGGGAACTTGTTGAAGAAAGGGAATATGACGAAAACGGAGAAAAGATTGAGGCTTGGGCAAGTAGATTAATAGAAGAAGAAAAAACAATGATGCAGAAACTTGCTGATTTAATAAAGTCAAAGCCAAACGGATTTTCCTACTTAGATAAGTCTTTTTACAAAGTTAGATATAAGTACGCTCAAAAATATTCAAGCACAAACTCAAGAAAGTTCTGCAAAAATATGATGGGAAGAACAGAGAAAGGGGTTGTATATCGTTTGGAAGATATTGACAAAGCGTCAAGAGAAGGAGTAAATAAGTCTTTTGGTCACAAAGGCGAATCTTATGATTTGTTTAAATACAAAGGAGGTAAACAATGTGGGCATTTTTGGAATGAGCAACTATACAGATTGAAAGACAAGACTAAAAAGGGATCTGAATTAATCTCACAATACGATGAGACGGGCTCAATTCCTTCAAGTTACAAACCAAGTCCAACAGGTAACAAAGATGCTAAAAAAGCACCAAAGGATATGCCAAACGGAGGCGCATACCCATCAAACAAATAAGATATGGCAACAGCACTATTCATAAGTAGAACGGATTTAGTAAAAAACACCATTATTGATGGCAACGTTGATACTGATAAATTTATCCAGTTTATTAAAATCGCTCAAGAGATACACATAACAAATTACTTAGGCTCTAAACTATACGACAAGATTTCTGCTGATATTATAGCAGATACTTTGGCTGGTAATTATTTAACACTTGTAACGGATTACATACAACCTATGCTGATACATTTTGCAATGGTTGAATATTTGCCTTTTGCAGCGTACCAAGTTAAAAATGGTGGTATTTCGAAGCATAGTTCTGAAAATTCTGAGTCAGTTAGTAAAACGGAAGTTGATTTTTTAGTTGAAAAACAAAGAGTATTTTCTGAGTACTACACAAGGCGATTTGTTGATTATATCTGTTTTAAAAGTGATTTGTTTCCTGAGTATAATGCAAACCAAGATTCTGATATTTATCCAGAAAAAGATACAAACCCTTCAAACTGGGTATTATAATGAGAGATACGTATAAACCAAAAGAGGCAAATGTTAATCTATTACAAACTTATTTAACAAAGGTAAAAGACAAAAAATAAATGGCAAATTTAATAAATTGGGGAAAGTCTTACATAAGTAGCTATTTTGGTATTGGTGTAACCTCGAATACAATTAGTTGGGGTAAAATATACAGAGATTTAGTAAATATTGCTGTTAGTTTATTGGCTGCTTTAAAAGACAAAAGTACGTATTATGAAAATGAGGAAGGGACTTTAGTGATATTAAATGAAATAAACCAGTGCCAACTTTTAGAAAAGGCAAGTATTTTAATTACACCTACCGCTTATAGTCAAAATGTTTTAGCATCTGCAAAGCCAGAAGACGGAACAGCAGATCTAACATTTGTAAGAGGCAGTTTAGCAACACGAACAAACGCAAGTAATAACGTTGTCGCATCACAAGGAAATAATGTACCAAGAATAGACTACACAGGAGGAGATGGTCATATATTGTTAGAAGGTCAAGCAACACAACTTTACGAAAATACAGAAACTTTAAGCACACAGAACAACACAACAACAGCACAGGATTATAGTGTTTCTTTTTACGGAATGGGAACAGTTGCCTTAAGCGGTGCTTTTTCTGGTTCACTTGTTGGAACAGGAGCAAACGAAAGAGTAAGTTTAAAGTTTACTTCTACCGCTGCAACACTTACAAGTACAGTATCGGGAACAGTAACAAAAGGACAGTTGGAGGTGGGGAATGTTAGTTCTTATATCCCTAACACATCAGGCAACGCAACAAGGTTAAAAGAAACTTTAAGCAAAGGCGGATTATCTTCTTTAATTAATAGCGAGGAGGGGGTTTTGTATGCTGAAATTGCTGCACTATCTGACAATCTAACAAATAGAAGAATAAGTCTAAACGATGGCAGTGATGATAATAGGATTAATTTTATGTACACCTTTGATTCTAATTTAATTACTTGCAATTATAAGGTTAATGGAGTAACAGTAGTGACTCTATCGGGTACTATTAATGTTCTTTTATTTAATAAAATAGCATTTCAATGGTCAATAGGTGGTTTTTCTTTAACAGTTAACGGGATTGTGGTAGATACAAATACAAATACCACGATGATGCCTGCTGAAACTCTTAATACTTTAGCGTTTGTAGATGGAAACGGTCTAAATCAAATGATAGCAAAAACAAAATGTTTGGCAGTTTACTATAATTTATTAACAAATTCAGAACTACAATGTTTAACAACTCAATATTAAAACAATGACAACAACACCAAGCATAGCACTTATACCAAGCGGATTTAACACTAGTAAAGTTTACAGCGTGTTGCCAGAGAATGGAAATGCTGATTTTGACTTTGCAAGAGGATCAACTGCAATAAGATTTAGTGAAGACAAAATACTAGAAGAGAGTGGGATCAATGTACCTAGATTAGATTGGTATAATTCAACTTGTCCGAACCTTTTAATTGAAAGTCAATCAAAAAACATTGTAATATATTCAGAGGATTTTACAGTAAGTAATTGGAGTAAAACAAATATAAGTGTTTCTTTAAATGAAACTATTTCGCCAAACGGTATTAAAAACGCGGATAAAATAAAAAGAACATCCTTAAGTAGTTCATTTATAAGAGATGACTTTAATAAGTCAAGTTCTTCAATTATTGATGCGTCATTAAGTTTTTTTATTAAAAAAGGAGAGGGTGACTATGGTGCTATAAGAATACAAGGATCATATCCAGCTAGGGTTGATCTAGTTTATAAATACTCTACAAATGAAATAGTGTCAATAACTTCAAATTCTTTTATAATAAAAAGTTACTCAGTAGTAGAATCTGGGTTTGGGTTCTACAGGGCTTCTATTTCGTGTTTAACAGACAATCATACAGGTCTTTCTGTTTTTTTTTCACCTAGAAGTACAGAAGGTCAAGTAGATTCTTCTGATTCAAATTCAGGTGCTTTTGCTTATTTATGGGGTGCGCAATTAGAGGAAAACTCTTATACTTCTTCTTATATTCCTAATTTTGGCACAAGCTCAGGCGTAACAAGGCTTGGAGATTCTTTATTTAAAACAAATATAGAGCAGTACTTAGATGGTTTAGAAGGCGTTATCTATGCAGATATAGCTTTTAATGCTGAAAAATCAAAAAACACATTTAACTCAATATCTTTAGAGGAGACTGCGGGAAACTCTCAGGATTTAATTTCTATATTTCAGTCTAATTCAGAAAATGAAATTAAGGTATATTTTAGACAAAACAATGTTTCTATAATAGACGTACCATACTTAATACAAGCAACTAGCTATAATAAAGTAGCTTTATGGTATAAAAGCGGACAAACAAAGTTATTTATAAATGGACAAATAGCATCTTCAACAGACGCAGGAAACCAATCAGTAATAACAACAACTTTTAACAACTTTAATTTGTCAAGAATTAAAACAGTCTTTAACAATCAACCTGATTTTAAATTAAAAGATTTTAGAGTTTATAAGTCAGGTGGCATAACAGATAGTTTTTTAAATAAATTAACAACAATATAAAATGAAAATAGCAAAATACGAATTTAATTCAAAAAAGCAGTTTTTAAGTAAATTTAATGCATTGCATACAGAAGACGAAGAAGGAAATAGTATTCCTAATTTTGAGTTTGCTATTGTTGAACTTGGAAATGTAGAACTAAAAAAGGGCGAATATGACGAAGAAGGGGAAGAAATTAAAAAACCTGTAATATCTAAAAAATACCATATTGACGCTGCCTGGATGCTAAAAGATACTTTTACAGAGGAAGGAGAGTTAGAGCCAAAAGATCATCCATACGGTTGGAAAACGTATAGTGTTGACTATAAAATAAAAGAAGGACAAGGTTTACATTCTTTTCTTGGTGTTGACTATCAAAAAAACAAATTCTAATGAATATAACTGACTTGAAAATATACGGATTAAGCAGCCTTGCAATGGCGTTAAACTTCTCTACAGTAGAAGTAGGATTAAAGGCGGTTTTAACGTTGGTTGTAATTGGATATACAGCACAAAAGTGGTATTTAATGAACAAAAATAAAAACAAATAATTATGAGCAAGTATTTCAAAATTAATGAAAAAAATATGGATGTTGATTTCTTGTCTAAATTAGATCAAGCAAGAGAGCACGCAGGAATACCTTTTATAATTAATTCAGCTTATAGATCTCCAGAGCACCCATTGTCAATAAAGAACCCAACGTCAAGTCATATTAAGGGTTTAGCAGTAGATATATCTGTTACAGATAGTAGACATAGGTTTTTGATATTAGATGCTTTAATTGCTGTCGGATTTACTAGAATCGGTATTGCTAATAACTTTATACACGTTGATCTAGATATTGATAAATCTCAAAATGTAATATGGACTTACTAATCTAAAAATATGGAATTAAATTTAATTTTTTTAGTGCCAAATGCAATGATGCTTGGTTGGCAATATTTTAAACCAGAAGAAAACTTTGATTTTTCTGAGGTAAACATTTATTTATTCTTTGTACAAATCCAATACCGTTGGGCAAAATAAAAAACTATGAGCAATAATCCTAAATTATTAAAAAACGGAGGAAAAGGAACTTTTTTTGGTAACTTATTCAGAACAGTTAAAGGTGTTGTTGGTGTTGTGTCTCCTGAATTGGTTGCACTTATAGAAACAGCAGAAGGAATAAAAGATGTTGGTCAATTAACAAACCTAATATCAAAAGAAAAGGGTTTATCAGAAATTGAAAAAGAATTATTATTTAAACAACTTGAACAAGATGTTATAGAGATGCAGGAAGTTACAAAAAGATGGAGCGCAGATATGAACTCAGACAGTTGGTTAAGTAAGAATATAAGACCTTTAAGCCTTGCTTTTTTAACCTTATCACTATTCCTTTATATTATACTTGACAGTTCTTTAGAAGGCTTTAAAATAGATAAATCTTGGATTGATTTAATGAGTTCTTTATTGTTGCTTACTTACGGTGGCTACTTTGGTGCAAGAGCACTTGAAAAGATTACAAGTATAAAGCAGAATAAATAAAAGGCTCAATATTTAATTTTAATTTAATAAATACATAAGGTAGACTTCCAACAATCTTTTTTGTTTATATGTAAATATTATCTTTTGTTAAATAAGGAGCCAATTATAAAAAATCCTTTGTCCAAATTTCAGTTATGGAAGCGTACTATATTACAGGAATTGCACTGTATTTAACACCCTTTACAATAAACACAACTGCTGATACAGTTTAATATTAAATCATTGGGCCCATAGACCTAATATTTTTTTATCTTCAAGCAAAGAACTTATGCAAATATACAACTTATTATTAGTATTACAATACTTTATTTATTAAAAAACTGAATAGATGTAAATGTTTCGGGGTAATCTCTGCGCAACACCCTAGTACCTAACAAGTCTTGTAATTTATGAAAGTTAATTGACCATTCGGTTACCTCCATAGGGTGTGTTCTATTTAACTGCATAAAGTTGTTGTGTGCTTTTACAAGCAATTCCATAATTTTTTGTTCTTTATTTGTAAATGGTTTTTTCATAAGATAAATTTAAGAGTAGTTAAACTGTTATTAACAAATCATAATTAGTCTCTTAAACAGGCTAATATTTTATTTCTTTTTTTTTGTTAATGTCCTTGAATTTGTTTTTATTTGTAATTCTAATATAATTATTGTGCTAATGTTTCCGTTATACTATGTTGTAAATTTACAGGTTTTTTTTTTGGAAATTGCAATATTCATTAACAGATGTTTTTATTTTTATAAACAATGTAATTTGTTAATAGTGTTTATAATTAAGGTACTTATATTGTAATAATGTATTGTATATTTGACTGAGGGTTTTTACTCTTAGTATTTAATTAATTGGGGTCGCATCCAAGTAATATTAAAAAACCAAAAGGAGAATTTAATTATGTTCCTTTTTTTGTTAATAGTGTTTATAGATAATATATTAAACAACCTTATATAATGTGTATCTTTGAGCAAGGAGTGATTATCCTATTTGTCATATTATTGTTTTTGAAGTGGGGTCGAAAGGTCTCACTTTTTTTATGCAATAATATTTTAACATTTCTTTAACATTTTAATCTAAAAAGGTATTGTATATTTGTACCATAATCAAAAACAAACGATAATGAAAGATCAATTACAAAAATTACAAGACTACGCTAACTCTTCAAATAACCTATGGTTAGCAAACGAAATGGAGATATTATGTGTAGAAATTGAAGAAGCTATTTTAGAAGCAGAAATTAAAATATTATACAAAGCACTAAAAGAAAAGCGTAGGTATGAAAGTAAATGAAACCGCTTGGAATAACCTAAAAAAGCAAATAGAATTCCACTTAGATCAAGATGCAAATCTAACAGATATAGCAATAAATTATCAAATAAAAACACCAGAGTTTGGAACAAGAAACTTTTTAAACCTAGGTGTTGTCATTAACAAATAAATAACTACATTTACAAAAACAAATATTATGTCAGAAAAATTATACAAAGCAGTATGTTTAAAAACATTCCCAGATGAAAACGATATGCAGGATTACTGCGATGGTGATATATGGAATTCTTGTGATGTTAGAATATACACTAAAGGAGAAACTTATATGGTGCAATCAAATGCAAACACACAATATTTTAAAATCTTAGAATACAAATAAATAAAAACAATAAACAAATGGAAAAACTAAACAAAATTCAAGCAGAATTAAAAGCACCAAAAAATCAAAGGAATAACTTTGGTAATTACAATTACAGAAACTGTGGAGATATTTTAGAAGCAGTTAAACCAATTTTGTTAAAGTATAATTGCACTTTAACGGTATCAGACGAAATCAAAGAATTAGGAGGTATTTTATTTGTAGAGTCATTTGCTGTCATAGTTGATGAAGAAGGCAATACAGTACACGCAAAGGCACAGGCAGGGATTGATCCAAATCGCAAAGGTATGGACATTGCTCAAAGTTTTGGTAGTAGTTCATCTTATTCAAGAAAGCGTGCCTTAGATGGCTTGTTTTTAATTGACGACACAAAAGATGCTGACAGCACAAATACACACGGTAAAGAAAAAGAACCTGAAAAAAAGACAACTTTAGAAGATAACAAGGATTGGCTAAATAAAGGAACTTCGGAGTTTACAAAGGTACAGGCTTATTTAAAAGGAGGTGGTACACTTGCTAATGTAGAGAAGAAGTATAAGATTTCAAAAGAGGTGAAGGAATTATTAAAATAGAAAATTAAAAATAAACCAATTAAAATTAGAATTATGAGCAACAAAAGTTATTTATTAGGAAACGTAGAATTACATTTAGAAGAAATTAAAAAGTTATCTCAATACTTTGAGAGCATTTTAACTTATAACAGTCAAAAAGAGTTAGTTCCAAAGAAGGATGAAAACGGTAAAGAGTTAAAGAAACTTGAATTAAACTTCTCTATTTTTGAAGAAGGTAATTTTGGTAAAAATGTTTCTTTTACAATTCCACAGACAAAGGAGCAGAGAGATAATAAGGAGGCTAAAAAGTATGTAGCAAACGGAAAAGTTTATTATGCTTCTGAGGACTTGCAGAGTTTTGTACAGAAAGCAGAGAAAAAAGCAGTTGCGGAGGTGGTAGACGATTTACCTTTTTAATTAATTAAATCAAAAGGGGTGTTAATACCATCCCTTTTTTAAACTAAAATTATGAAAGAGATAATAGCGGTTTGGTTTAGCTGTGGTGCTGCAAGTGCGGTAGCTGCAAAAAAAACCATTGATAAGTACGGTAAAACTCACAATGTGATAATTGTAAATAACCCAGTAGTAAATGAGCACAAGGATAATTTAAGGTTTTTAAAAGACTGTGAAGTTTGGTTTGGTCAAAAAGTTATAAGTGCCACAAACAGCAAGTACCCGTCTTGTGATATTAGAGACGTGTTTGAAAAGCGTAAGTATATTAGCGGTGTAGCAGGTGCACCTTGCACTAAGGAATTAAAAAAGGAAGCACGATACCAATTTGAAAAAAACAATAAAATAGACTGGCACGTTTTAGGATTTACAATTGATGAAAAAAAACGTAGTGATAGGTTTATGAAGTTTGAAAGAGAAAATTTAATACCTATTTTGATTGACGAAAACCTAACAAAAGGTAATTGCTTTGATATTCTTTTAGGTGAAAAAATTAAACTTCCAGAGATTTACAAATTAGGCTTTCCAAATGCAAATTGTATTGGTTGCGTAAAAAGTCAAAGCCCTACTTATTGGAATTTAGTTAGAGAGAAGTTTCCGGAAATATACAAAGAAAGAGCAAATCAAAGCAGGAAAATAGGCTGTAAACTAGTAAAAAGGAAAGGAGAGCGAATTTTTTTAGATGAATTACTACCTACCGATAAAGGTGGTAAAATAAAAAGTTGGGAATGTGGTATATTTTGCGATACCGAATAGTTAAGCCTAATTTAATTAATATAAGATTAGTTGCGGATAATGATAACACTCCTAAAATATGTGGATATACAAAGGCAAAGAAATAACAGAAAGAATCCAATTACCAGAAAAAGCAATTGGATTTGTTTATAGCATCTATAACACCAAAACAAACAAAACATACATTGGTAAAAAGATCCTGATTAATAAGCGTACAAGACCACCTTTAAAAGGCTATAAGCGTAAAAGAGTAGATTACATTGAAAGTAATTGGTTAAAATATACGGGAAGTAACGCAGAAACAAAAAAGTGGATTATTGATGACTGTAAAAGAGAAATAGTATACATTTGCTTTAATCGCACAATGATGACATACTATGAGACGGCCTTACAATTTCAGTTAAAAGTGTTAGAAAGTGAAGGGTACTTGAACGAAAATATTTTAGGTAAATTTTATAAAACAAAAATTATACAATATAAAGACGATGAATCAAAAAACAATCAAAACAGATGACGAGAAAGAAGTAAAGAGAATGGAAATGCAGCTTCTTTATGACGATGCTTATGTTGACATATCGGAAGAAGTGAAATATCCTCCTGTTGCTATTAGCTGCGGTACCTACAATCAAAGTAATGAGGATGGCACATTTACAGAGTATGCTGTTCCGATTGGTACTTATGGCAATTTTAGCTTTGTTCAAGCACCTCCAAAAGTTGGTAAAAGTTTCTTTACAAGTCTTTTGACTGCTGCTTATCTAAAAAACGGCAACAAGTATACGGGAAAATTAAAAGGACACAGACAAGATAGGAATGTTATTCACTTTGATACTGAGCAGGGTAGATTCCACGCTCAAAAGGTATTTAGAAGACCTGTTGTAATGAACGAAATGCAGCAAGATGAAAAGTATTATACTTATGCTCTTAGAAATTTAACACCAAGCGATAGGATTGATTTTATTGATTATGTTCTTGATGACATTTTAGAGTCAAAGAATATAGGCTTAATTATTATTGACGGAATAGCAGACCTTGTGAGCGATGTTAACAACCTTGAACAATGCAGTAAAGTGGTTCAAAAGTTAATGAGTTGGACAGATCAATACAAGTGTCATATTGTAACAATAATACATTCTAATTACGGAAGCGATAAGCCAACGGGGCACCTTGGAAGTTTTTTAGAAAAGAAAGCGGAGACACAGATAAAACTAGAAACAAATCACGTTAACAAAGGTTGGGTCTCTGTTGAGTGCAAAAGAAGTAGAAACAGAGGTTTTAAGCCTTTTAGTTTTTTAATAAATGATAATGGACTACCTGAATTTGTTGATAACGATTATGACTTTTAATTATGAAAAAATGTACAAAGTGTAAAGTAGAAAAGGAATTTACTTGTTTTGGAAAAAGAACAAAAGGTGTTGATGGGCTTGTAAGTTACTGTAAAGAGTGCAAGAGAAAAATAGATAAAGAATACAGGAAAAATAACAAAGAAAAACTTAAAGAAATTGGCAATAAATATTATAAAGATAACAAGCAGAGGGCAAGAGGATACTATAAAAATAACAAAGAAAAACTTAAAGAATATATAAAAGAATACAGAAAAAATAACATAGATAAAAATAAAGAATACATAAAAAATAACATAGATAAAATTAAAGAATATCAGAGAGAATACAGAAAAAATAACAAAGAAAAAAATAATGAGTATCAGAGAGAATATAGAAAAACAAAACGCAAAACAAATCCTTTATTTAAACTACAAAGTTATTTAAGAACTAGAACTTATTGGGCATTTAGGTCTAAAGGATATACCAAAAACACAAAGACACATAAGATTATTGGTACTGATTGGGAGGTTTGTAAGATGCACGTTGAACAACAATTTACAGTAGATATGCATTGGGATAATTACGGAGATTGGCACATTGATCACATAGTTCCTTTAAGTTGTGCAGATACGGAAGAGGAGTTGAAATTGCTTTGTCACTATACAAATTTACAACCATTATGGGCAGTTGATAACCTTGCTAAATCAAATACATACATTAGGTTAGGTAATTACAACAAAGTACTAAACAAGCATCCAGATCCAGAAATATTAAAGGCAATTGTTAACAGAAGTCAAATTGTTATATTGCAATAAATTCATATCTTAGTGTTATGGATAAATGGAGAGAAAAAGATTTGTTTGAGTGGCTTTTAAAAAACTACTATAATACTTTAGTAAATAGTAAAAACCCAATATCAAGATGGGATTGTTACGACATCAATACAAGAAACAGAATTGAGTTAAAATGTAGAAGGACGCATTATAATACTTTAATTTTAGAAAAGTCTAAGTATGATGCATTGATTTTAGAATCAGATAAAAACTTTGATATTCCAATTTACATTAACAGCACACCAGAAGGGATCTATTTATTTAATCTAAACAATATAAATCCTACTTGGTTTACAAAATCACTTCCTGCGACAACAGAGTTTAAAAAAATGATTTGGATAAAAAAAGAAATAACAGAATTAGAAGTTATTAAAGCAATAAAATTATGCTAAAAGAAGTAGTAGTTTATTTAAAGCAAGATTATTCTATAAACAAAAGTATTTGGTTAAGCGATAGCCTAAGTAAAGAGCAAATAACTAAAATTGTAAACGATAAATTTAATATTTGGTATTATTACGATATATTGTAAATTAAAGCAAAAACAATGAACACAATAAAACTATTAAATAACGAAGTATTTGACAAAAAGGATATACTTGAGAAAATGTTTGACGACTCTTTTTATTACGGTTATCTTGGAAAAAACGCTCTTTCTTCTTCATCTTGCAAAAGTCTTTTAGAATCCCCAGAGGCTTATGTTGTTATGTTAAACACACCGTCAAAAGAAAAAGAACCTCAAGCCTTTAGAGATGGTAGGCTTATTCATATGCTGTCTTTAGAGCCTCACAGAGTAACTGAGTTAACAATTGTTGAAAGCACAAAAGGAAGTAAGCTATATAAGTTAGCAGTTGAAGAACAATTACCACAAACAGTATACACAAGAGCAGAATTTAATAGATGCAGCGAAGTTGCAAACGCTGTACTTGACAACAAAGATTTTAGTAGATTGGTAAAAAATGCACAGTTTGAAGTTCCAGAAATAGCTTTATACAATGGCTATGCTTTTAGAGGTAAAGCAGATATATTATTGCCAGGTGTTGTTGTGGACTTAAAAACAACAAGTAACATTGATGAGTTTGAGCAGTCTGCATTGCTTTATAATTACGATTTACAAGCAGCTTTGTATCTTGAATTATTCGGAGCGTTTGAATTTAACTATGTTGTTGTTGACAAAAAGACAAAAGAAGTGCAGTTTGTTACTTTATCAGACGACTTTATTCAAGGCGGTTATGTTAAGTTAAAGATTGCAACAGACAATTATAATAAATATATTAATAACAAAGAATATTATGATGGAGCAGCAACAGTGCAATAGATTAAATAAGGTAGCTTATAAGAGTTGTATAGATAGTTATTACCAATCAAATGATAAGAATGACATATACGAGTACTTTTTACATTTAATGCATTTAAAGAGGCATTGCGAAGCTGAGGGAGTTGCAAAGGCTTTAGAATTAATAACACTAATAGAAGATTTATATGCCGAAGCTAAAAAAGAAAATAGTAATAAAAAATTGTAACTATGATGCAATGCGATACTGCTTTAAAAAAGGGTTTGTTATTCATCCTCAGGTGTCAGGCTCTAAGTTTAAAGTAGTTTACAAAATAGGAAACAAAGTGCAGTTTTATATGAAAGGCAAAGAGTTTAACCAAGAAGAATCATTCCAAGCAATTTGGGATTTATATACAAAAATATACGAATACGATAAAAATAAATAGATATGAATAATTACAGAGATGAGTTTATAAAAATAGCAAAAGAACTTGCAGGTGCTATGCAGAAAGAAGATAAAGTGCCAAAGGTTGATTATAAAGAATTTAATTCACAAATTAAAAAAGAAGATAGAAAATCAATTCCTATTTATTCGGGTTGTATATCTTACTTTCCAGATGCTTTAAAAGAAGTGTCTAAGTGTAGCTTAGCAGGGCAGAAACAACACAACCAAGGCAATAAACTATATTGGGATAAAGAAAAGAGTACAGACAATGCAGATGCAATGGTAAGACATTTAATAGATCACGAAAATAATCCAATTGATGACGACGGAGTTTTGCACCTTGCGAAAGTTGCTTGGCGAGCCTTAGCAGTATTACAAATATATTTAGATAAAAAATAAACAAGGTGGCAATTAGCCACTTTTTTTTGTTTAAATGTTAAAATAATGTTAAATTCTGTTAATAGATAGTTTATAAACTAAATAAGAGTTGTACATTTACACCATAATCAAAAAAAACGATATGAAAAAAATTAAAAGAATTATCAAAGCAAAGTTAGTTAAGTTAAATATAAAGCCTGTTAAGGTTACTGTGTTACAGACAGGAGTGGTGTGTGAGCATTTTGCAAACGGAACAATTAAAATTATATAATATGAAAAAATTTATAACATTTGTATCTGAGGTATTAATAGGAATTATTTTTTTAGCAGGAACTGTATTCTGCTGCTTAATGTTATTATCAATGGTTATTAAATTATTTACAAATTAAATATGAAAGAAAAAATAAAAGATGTTATTAGAAAAATAGCACCATCTTTTGAGATGACAAACGACAGTAGGCACCCTTTGCCAAATGAAGTAACTTTGTTTTTAGATAATGGTATTTATTTTATAGAGTTGAATTTAAAGGATAACGTTCTAGAGGCTTTAGTTTGGGAAGGAGAAGAGTTAATTGAAATAGATGCAGACTTTATTTACGATTATTTAACAGAACTTTTAAACGATCAAATAGATTTAACGCAAAGGTATTACGATGAAGAGAGTTACGAACAACAAGAATATTATTATATAAAATAGATATGAAATTAACAGGAAAATGTGAAGTAGATTTTAAGAAATGGTTTAATGCTAATAAAATTAGTGATTTAATTATAGGTACTGTATCTCATTATTACGGAGATGAAGATGTTTATTTTTATGATGCATTTGATAATTTACCACCATCTGCTAAGTACGGTGTGTATGTAGATTTCTTTGATAGTGTGGGTATTAGTGCTGAAATAATGCCTGTCGATTGTGGTATTTCTTACTATTGGTTAATAAACGATAATCAAATGAATGACGGAGATACAAATACAAGACCAGAAGCAAGAAGCGCATTAATAGAAGAAGCAAACGAAATTTATAACAGTATAAAATAAAAGATATGAACACACAAACAAAAGATTACAATTCAGAAGAAGCAGACAACATATTAGCAAAGTATGTAGAGTTAACAAATATGCAGATCACAAGCAAATCAAAAAAAACAAAGGAAGCGTACACAAGAGCATTGTTTTACAAGGTTTTAATGCAGTTTAATTTTATGAATGACAGACAAGCCTCGGATTATTTTTTAGACAAAGGAGCGATTAGAAATAGGAGCTCTATATTTCACGCACTTTCAAAAATTGATATGTATTATACAACTTACAAGGATTTTAGAAACATTTACAATATTTACTTTGATGACAAATTAATTGAGAACAAACTGATCGAGGACAAAATAAAGGCTAAGCACAAAGGATTAACTTTAAGACTTAATAGCAATATGTCAAACTATAATAACGATTCCTTGCAACTGCTTATAAACAGTTTACCAGATAACAAAAGAGACGAAGTGTTTGAGATAGTTGAACTAAGGGTAAAGTCTTGGGCGTGGAAGAGTAGAGATAAGTGTGAGATAATAGAAAGTACAGATGGCATAAGTGCAAGTATATATTAATAAACTAAAAATAAATATTATGAAGTATATGGGAAGTAAGAACAGGATAGCAAAATACATATTGCCTATAATTTTAGAGAATAGAAATGGCAAGACTTACGTAGAACCTTTTGTAGGTGGTGCCAATATGATAGATAAAGTCGAGGGGGCTAGAATTGGAGCAGATTCTAACGAGTATCTAGTAAAGGCTTTGGAATTAATTAGGGATAATGTAAATAATATACCCTATTTAATATCAGAAAATTACTACCAATTATTGAAAAATAAAAAAGAAGTAAACGGTATAACTGGGTTTGTTGGGTTTGCTATGAGTTTTGGAGGCAAATGGTTTGGTGGTTACAGGAGAGATGTTGCAGGAACTAAGGGCTGCATTGATAATATGAAAACACAAACAAGAAGAAGCAGACAAAATGCAATAAACCAAAGTAAGGAAATACAAGGTGTAGAATTTATACACAGCAATTACCAAGATTTAATTATACCTAAAAACAGTATAATATACTGCGATCCACCTTATGAGGGTTCTACAGGATATAAGGACAAGTTTAATCACGTTAATTTTTGGGAATGGTGTAGAGTAAAAGCAAGTGAAGGGCATAATATTTTTATTAGTGAGTATAGTGCTCCGTATGATTTTAAATGTGTTTGGCAAAAAGAAGTTAATAGTTCTTTAACAAAAGATACAGGAAGTAAAAAATCAGTAGAGAAATTATTTACCATTAAATATTAAGAACAATTATAAATAACAAAAAGAGTTTAGTATATTTTGTAAATTGTCAGTTTAAAAGTATTATATAATTATATTGTTATATTAACTACCACTGTAATATTTACTCAACCCTTTATCCTAATGTATTAATTTATAAAAATACATTTATATGTGCTTGGGTGTACTATACTCTTTTTTCAAATACCTTTAAATATGGAAGCAAAAGAATTAAGAATTGGAAATTTTGTAAGTGATAAAATAAATAGATGTATTTCTATTCAAGAGGTTAGGCAAGATCATTATGTATTTACTTTAGCTAATGGAAGTAAAATAAAGTATCATATAAATTCTGCTAAACCTATACCATTAACAGAAGACTGGTTGTTAAAGTTTGGGTTTAAGTCGGTTAGTCTAGGGGAATATCAATTGGGAAGTATTCTTTTAGATAATGAATATACGGATAAAGGTGTTTTTAATATATCGGATGGAGATCATTGTTTATCTTCTAATGTTTTATACGTACACCAATTACAAAACTTATACTTTGCATTAAAGCAACAAGAATTACTGTTAACAACTTAGTTTTATTTTACTTTTTAGATAGCTTATCTTTATGTAAATAAGTTTATATGCTAGAAAAGATTTACAGTTCACACAAGAAATGGATTAACACAGTTTTAAAATTCGGATGCTCGAGAGATGAGGCAGAAGATATAGTTAGTAGTATGTATCTTATTATTGGTACAATGCTAAAAAAAGGTTTAAATATTTCTTATGGGGATGACGTAAATTATTACTATATTTATTTGACGTTAAAAACTACATTTTTACAGATGAAGAACAAGCAAAAGAAAGAAGCAAGAGTGCCAATTGATTTAGTATTAGATTTAGAATCTTCTGAGTATATTGATTTTGATGAGGCAAACGAAAGAGTACAAGAAGAGTTGCAAACTTTACATTGGTACGATAGAAAAATATACAATTTAGTTCAAGACGAGTACTCAATTACAGAACTATCAAAGAGAACCAATATAAGTTATCACAGTATTTACAATACATTTAGAAAAGTTAAACAAAAGCTAAAAGAAAAAATATGAAAAAATTTAAAGATAGGTTTATAATTGGATTAATTATTATTGGATTTTGTGCAATAATATACGGAATAGGATTTGTAAAGCATAAAGTATGGAGAGCAGAACATCCACACGCTGAGAGTTGGACTTTCTTTGTTCCTTCAAGAAATTAAAAGAAAAGATATGAAAAAAATAACAACAGCACTAATACTAATCGTATTATTGGGATGCTCAAAAGATATTGAACCAGACATTGATTGCGGATGTAAAGAGGTAATTGTAAGAACAGTTGCTGAAGTATGTAACGGAGGTGCTAACCTTTGTATTGAAGAAACAAAGACAGTCGTAAGAGACTTAGAAGGGTGTTACACAAAACAAGAGATTATTAACAATACAGTTACTATATCAAAGGAGAGTTATAGGACTGTTAAATGCAGGAGAACGTTATGACAAACGGAATAGTAATATTTTTAGCAGTTATGTCTTTAATAATGTTTTATAATTATTTAAAAAGTTAAATTATGGAGGGAATTATAGTAATATTATCAGTTATAATTATTGTTATAGCTGTTAGAAATTTGTAAGTTATGAGACTTGGAGACTTAATAGAATTGATTACAAGATACACAGGGATTAAATACATTGTTAAAAAGGTATTTGGCGATAACTGCGGGTGTGATAAAAGGCAAGAACAATTAAATGAAATTGAATTATGGTAACATCAAAAGAAAAGGCAGCAGATAAAAAGATCTGGAAAGAAGTACTAAAAAGAATAACAAATAAAATTACAAGAGCAGACTTAAAAGTAATGTTTCAACTACACTCAAAGCATTTCAACCATAAATATCAAGAGCCTTGTACTTGCAACAAAGAAAAGTTAAGGTTATGGATAAGCGAACTAAATACATATTTTAAATTATGAAAAGAAAAGTATTAGAATTTTTAAAAGAAACAATTGATGAAAATTTCTATCTAAAAGAAGAGATACGGGATTTGCAATTACAAAATTCATTAATGAAACTTATGCAGGTTAAGATTGATGATTTAAAGGGGCAGTTAGTGGCTGAAAAAAAAAATTGGGTGTTTGAAAAACAAAACAAATAATTATGAAGCAAAAGAAACACACAGTAGCAGAAAAGATTAAAGCACTTGAGAAAGCAGTATATCAAACTCACTTAGAAGTTGAGGGGTTAATGAAAGCAGTAACTGCAATTATAAAAGCAATAGAAGAGACTAAAGTAAAAGAAGAAAAACCAACAGAAGAAGAGCTATCTTTTAGCAGAAAGAGTATTGCAAAAGTTTATAATAATGAAACAGATACTTTGGAAATAAAAGAAGAATAAATATGGATATAATTTTAATAGTAGCATCAGTTTTAGTTTGGTTTTTTATAGGAGCTTATTCTTTTTATTGGTTCTGGACTAGTGAAGATGATTTTACAAATAGAGAATTAACTCCAATGATTATTTGTGGCATATTTGGGGTATTTGGTTTAGTAGTTTCGTTTATTGCTTTGTACGAGACAAGTGATAAAATATTATTTAAAAAAAGAAAATAAATATGGATATAATTTTAATAGGAGTAGCAGCGTTTTTAGTTTTCATTTTGTTTACGCAACTATATTTTAGATAAAAGAATAATAATAAAGCTTTGTGGTCAGGGTTTTGTTAGTGGGTTTAAATGTGCCTATGTGTTTTCTACGGTTCGATTCCGTTTTATTTTAAACCTCTACTAAAATAGGGGTTTTTTTGTATTATATAATTAATAGTTAATTTATTTTAAATGGAAGATAAAAGAAAAAGCAACGGAGGACACAGTACAAAATCAAAAGAAGGAGCGATTGATAAACGCAAGAACGAATACAGAAAAGCACTTGAAGAGGCATCAACAAAACAAGATGTAATTGACGTTATTAATATGATAAAGACCAAGGCGATAAAAAGCAAAGATGTTCAAGCAGGAAAACTGTTTTTAGAATACTATATTGGAAAACCAAAAGACAGTGTTGACATTACAACAAACGGAGATACGATAAACATACCCGTTATTACTTTTAGAAAGTCTTAAAGCCTATGAGTGGAATAGTTATAAATGATTTATTTGAGCCTTTGCGTTCTTCTGGTGCTCGTTACTATATTGTTACAGGTGGTAGAGGTTCTGCAAAGTCTTACAGTACAACTTTGATAGAGGCAACAAATACTTTTAAAGAAGGCTACAATTGTTTATATACAAGATACACAATGACCTCAGCGGAGCTGTCTATAATACCAGAGTTTAACGAAAAGATTGAGTTGTTAAATTCTTCTGATTGTTTTGACATTACAAAGAAAGAGATTACAAATACAGTTACAGGAAGTAGAATATTGTTCAGAGGTATTAAAACATCAGCAGGAAACCAAACAGCAAATTTAAAATCTTTGCAAGGAATATCAACTTGGGTACTTGATGAAGCAGAAGAGATGGTTGACGAAAACGAATTTGACACAATTGACCTATCAATAAGAAGCAACGTGCAACAGAATAGAATAATACTTATTTTAAACCCTGTTACAAAAGAACATTGGATATTTAAAAAGTTCTTTGAATCAAAAGGAGTAACAGAAGGTTTTAACGGAATTGTTGGGGATGTGTGTTACATTCATACCACTTATCTAAACAACATAGAGAACCTACCAAAATCATTTATAGACAATATAGAAAACATCAGAGTAACAAACCCAAACAAATACAAGCACAAAATACTTGGCGGATGGTTAGACAAAGCAGAGGGCGTAATATTTACAAATTGGAAGTTTGGTACATTTAATCCTGACTCTTTGCAAACGTCTTGCGGAATGGATTTTGGTTTTTCTGTTGATCCAGATACTCTAACAGAAGTTGCAATTGATAAGTCAAAAAAGATAATATATTTAAAGGAACATATTTATCAAAACGGCTTAAAGGTAGACGACCTTGCTGCACTAATATTAGAAAAGGTAGGAAGTAAATTAATTATATCAGAAACAGATCCTAGATTAGTAGCAGATCTAAAATACAGAGGCTGCAATATAAAGCAGCACAAAAAAGGACTTATAGAAGTTGGCGTTACATTGATGTTAGAGTATTCAATTATAGTAGAACCAAAGAGTATTAACATAGCAAAAGAATTAAACAATTATGCGTATTCTGACAAGGCAAGTAAGTTATACATTGATGACTTTAACCACGCAATAGATGGAAGTAGATACAATATAGAGCACCATCTAAGAAGTCCGAACTCAGGAAAATACAATATAAGATAATGGGAAACCTTGAAATGATAGCTACAATAGAATGTTTTATACATCACAAGACAGGAAAAGAGATACGTATATCACAGCCAAAGAATCACAACCATTTTTTTCTGCTCACAAAGGCGTATGAAAGTTGTAAGAAGTATTTTATAAAACATTAGTAAAAAAGTATTATATAATTATGAAGATAGAAATTAACGTACCAACCTCACTAAGCGAAATTACACTTGGTCAATATCAAAAGTTTTTAAAAATAGCTGAGAACAATCCAGAAGGAAACTTCTTAGATGCTAAAATGATAGAAATATTCTGCGGCATACCTTTGTCAGAAAGTTACAAGTTAAAGATGTCAAGCGTTCAGGCAATTGTTGATATACTAAATGAGTTGTTAGATATAAACCCAGAGCACGTAGAGAGGTTTACTTTGCACGGCACAGAATACGGATTTGTTCCTGACTTAAATGAAATGAGTCTTGGAGAGTATATTGATCTTGACAGCAACGCAGGAAAGTGGGAGCAGATGCATCTTGCAATGAACGTCTTATATAGACCAATTCTAAATAGTAAAGCGGGTAAGTACAATATTGAAGAATATAATACACAAGGATCTGAGGTATT